GTAACAGCAATGCATGCCCAAGGTGACCTAGAGTTTCATTGGGACAAAGTTTTTATTTAACAATTTAATTTTAAGAAAAATGGCATTAAGCACAACTGATTTGGGCACAGGAGGCTCAGGACTACCAAAAACAATTACCCCAGGTAATCATGTATTGAAAATTAACAGTATTGAACTTGAAGAATTTAAGTTCATTCCAGGAGCATATCATTTGATGATGCATGTAGAAACAGAACCTATTGAAGGTTTTGAAGGCTTCATGATTGACAAAGAAGATGAGAGCAAAGGAAGATATGCAGGTCAAATTGGTAGAGTAAAAGCAAGTCAATATGCATTTGCAGATGGTGAAACTAAATCTGGTATTAAAATCCAGAGAGATAGATCTATCTTAATATTCTTAAGAACTTTGGCTCACACTATGGATCTTGATTCATGGTTCCTTGAACAAGATGGTCAACATGAAACAATTGAAGACTTTGTTAAAGCATTCAATGCAACTGCAGATTTCAAAGGTAAATATCTTGAGTTCTGTGTTGCTGGTAAAGAATATGAAGGTAAATCTGGTTACACAAACTATGACATGTGGCTTCCAAAAGCTGAAGGTAAAAAATATGCTTTTGGTGAAGTAGAAAGTGGAGCTGTTATCAAATTTGATGAAGCTAAACATCTTAAGAAATTAGAAGTTAAAGATGTTCAGTCTTTTGGAGATGAAGATGTTTTCTTAAAACCTAAGACTTCTTCTGACTTTAGTTTAGATTAATACTTACTCTCTTTAAGGGGGGAGTTTTTAGTATTATTAACTTTTAAAAAAGTGGATTTTAAACTAAATCAGGGGCCTCCCCCCTTTTATTATTTTTAGACTATGATTTCAACTAAGAATATTATATCTGATTTAGAGGAAGTCCCATCAGAATGGGTATTTGAGTATTATTTGAATTTAAAAGAAAAACTTACCGGGCAAAATATTAAGATGCTTTCTGCATTTAATGTTAAAGATAAAGTGCCAAGCATGTTTGTTTATCAAACAAATGGTAGGTATAAATTCAAAGATTTTTCTTCAGGTTTTCAAGGTGATCACATAGAACTTGTTAGACATTTGTTTAACTATACTGTCAGATTTCAGGCAGTTAACCGGATAATTACCGATTATCAGGAGTATATTAAACATAATGCACCTGTACAAAGGGGCCCTATACAGTTCTATGATAAGTTTAAAGTTGTAGATTTTGAGATGAGACACTGGAATACACTTGACCAAAAATATTGGACACAATTTAAAATTGGTTCTAGTATCTTAGGTGAATATAATGTAGTTCCATTAGATTATTTCACTATGTCTAAAACAGAACCGGATGGTTCTATTACAAGCTATAAGTTTTCTAGACCCTATGTTTATGGTTATTTCCGTAATGATGGTGAGCTCTATAAGATTTATATGCCAAAGATTCCTGAGAAAAAGTTTATCAAGATCCAGAACTATACTCAAGGTATGGATCAACTGCAGTATGATTCTAAGTATTTACTGATTGTATCTTCTCTTAAAGACCTCATGAGTTTTAAGAAGCTTGGTATTGGTAATATAGAATGCATTGCTCCAGACAGTGAGAATACAATGATTGGAGAATCTGTTATAAGTAAGCTTCAAGAGAAGTATTCTAAAATACTTGTACTATTTGATAATGATGAGCCCGGTCTTAAGGCTGCTCAGAGATATCAAGACAAGTATGGTATTACTTTTATTACTCTTGACATGTCTAAAGATTTATCAGATTCTGTTAAAGATCATGGTATTGAAGCTGTTAGAGACCAATTATTAATCTTACTAAAACAAGCATTATGAGCTGGATATATGAAGGTAAAGAATTTAGTGAACTATCAATTCCAGAAGGAGGGATAGGTTTCATTTATATCATGACTGCCATTATAGAAGGTAAGTCTGTTGCATACATTGGTAAGAAGAATTTCTTTGCTAACATTAAAAGACCACTGGGTAAAAAAGCTTTAGCCATGTCTACTGATAAGAGGCTAAAGAAATATGTCCGGGAACTTAGACCTGACTTTATGAACTATTACAGTAGTAATAAAACTCTTAAAGATGCTCACAAAGCAGGAGTTACTATTAAGAGAGAGATCTTAAGGATCTGTTATTCTCAAATGGAACTAACTTACCAAGAAACAAAGTACCAATTTAAGTATGAAGTACTTGAGAAAGAAGAATTTCTGAATGCCAATATCCTTGGCAGGTTTTACAAATCAAAATAGTTATGACACTAAGCAAAGCTGAATTAAACAATTTGATTTCTATGTTCAGCTCTAGTGACTCTGAGAATCATGTTATTGCTTTTCATGCAATAGAAAACAGTGATTTGAGTACACCTGAGTTAATTGTATTATATAAGTATTCTAGAAAAGACACTAGTGCTTGGAAAAAAGAAGCACCTAAAGCTCATAAAATACTTATGCCCATTTTATCAGAACAGATAGGGTCATTATCTAGTGCAAGAGTACTAGGTTTATTAACTACACACAAGGCAGACAAGCTTTTACTGGAGCTATTCTTAGAAAACTTCGTTAGAGATTTAACAAGTATGTTAGGTCAAATAGGTTATGACATGAATCAAATATGCATTGATGTGAAAATTAAAGATGATGGACAAAGCACGTAGTCTTAGTAAAATCAGTAAAGAACTAATGCTAAAAGAACCTTATTACGGGTTCTTTCTCATTATGTTGAATAAAGTATGGAGAAAAGATATCCCTACTGCAGGTGTAAGTAAGCACAATATCAACTATCAGTTAGCTATCAATGAAAATTTCTGGAACAGATTAACTGAGTTACATAGAATGGGTCTTTTAAAACATGAGTTACTTCATATTGCATTTGGTCACCTTACTATGTACTTTAAGTTTTCTGATAAGAAGAGAGCTAATGTTGCAATGGATATGGAGATTAATCAATATATCCAACAAGGCTGGCTTCCCGGTGATGATATGACCGGTGAAGATTATAAAGCATTAGTTGATGCTACTAAAGCTAGAGTAACTCAAGCATTAGAAGATGAGACTATGACTAAAGAAGAAGCTCTTGCTGAATTTGATGCATTACCTCCTAGAGGTGTTATGTTTGCAGATTATGCTGATCAGGGTTGGGATGCTAAAGCTGGTTGTAGATATTACTATGAAAAGCTTACTGAAGCTCAAGACAAGAAAGATAAAGAAGGTACTACCGGTAGTCAAGCTTTAGATGATCTCCTTGATAATATGGAAAATGGAGATATTCCGGACCATAGTACATGGGAAGAATTTGAAGGCATGTCTGATGCTGAGAAAAAACTCATTGATAAACAAGTACAGAAGATTCTAAAAGATGCTAAGGAACAAACAGTTAAGAAACGTGGTACTGTTCCTGGAGAGATAGAAGCTCTAATTGTTATTGATGAGATTACCAAAGCCAAATTTGATTGGAGAGGATATCTTAGAAGATTTACTGGTACAAGTACTAAAATCTTTACTAAAAAAATTAGAAGAAAAGAGAACCGTAGATATGAAGATAATCCTGGTCTTAAGATCAAGATGAGACAACATATGCTATTGGCTATTGATACTTCTGGATCTGTTAGTGATTCTGAACTTCTAGAATTTATGAATGAGATTCATCACATTTATAAAGCAGGAGTTGATATTACTATAGTACAATGTGATACAAGTATCCGGTCTATTGAGCCCTATAAAGGGAAGAATGATCTCAAAGTACATGGAAGAGGTGGGACTGAATTTGATCCCGTCCTAGATTATTATAATGCAAACCTTAAGAAATATACAAGCCTGGTGTATTTTACTGATGGGGAGTGCTATACACGTGTAAAACCAAGAAGCAGAGTTCTTTGGGTTTTGTCAGAAAGATCAGAAATGAATGAAGATTTACCAGGTCAAGTTATCAAATTAGAATTATAAAATTATGAATACAGTACAGTTAAACGTAGATGAGTTAAAAGGTTTTATCCGCCACATGGTTAAAAATAACCAACATATTCAAGCTCAAGGAAAAGTTCCTGTAGCAATTAATATTGAAGGTGATGCTGGTCTTGGTAAAACTTCTGCAATCTTGCAGTTAGGTAAAGAACTTGGTATGGATGTAGTAAAACTCAATCTTTCTCAGATTGAGGAGTTAGGTGACCTTGTTGGTTTTCCTGTTAAAGAATTCTTAGTAAAGAACCAAGAAGGTAAACAAAGATGGATTACTGAAGCTCAAGTAAACGGTGCCCTTAAAGCAGGTTATACTGTAGTAGATAAGAGAATGTCTCATGCTGCTCCAGAATGGATTCAGGGTAAAGGTGAAGGTGGTTTCCTAATCTTAGATGACTATACCAGAGCTGACCACAGATTCATGCAAGCTACCATGGAGATCTTGGACCGCCAAGAATATGTATCATGGAAGCTTCCAAAAAACTGGCATGTGATCTTGACTACTAACCCAGATAATGGTGACTATAATGTTACTTCTCTTGACGTAGCTCAGAAGACCAGATTTATTTCTGTTGAAATGAAGTATGATGTTCAGGTATGGGCTAAATGGGCAGAGAAAGCAGCTATTGATGGCAGATGTATCAACTTCATGTTAATGCACCCAGAACTTGTAACTCAAAGAGTTAATCCAAGATCTATTACTACTTTCTTTAATGGTATTAGTTCTATTCCAAAGTTTGAAGATGAGTTACCTCTTGTTCAGATGATTGGTGAGGGTTCTGTTGGTACAGATTTCTCTAGCATGTTTACTATGTTCATCAACAACAAGCTTGACAAGATGATTTCCCCGGAAGATTTGCTTACTAAAGATGAAGCATATGTAAAAGGTGCTTTGTTAGCTTCAGTAGGTGAAGGAGATGATTTCCGTGCAGACTTATCTAGTGTAATTGCAACGCGTGTAATTAACTATGCACTTACTGTTGCTGAAAATGGACCTGTTCCTAAAGCTATGATTGACAGACTTGCTAAAGTCACTACTGAATTTGAAGGCTTTACAAATGACTTGAGATATTATATGGTCAAGGAGATTGTAAATGGTAACAAAGTCAAGTTCTCTGCTCTAATGGCAGACACTGCTGTAGTTAAGATGGCAATTCAATAATTAACCAGGGGGTGTAAAAGCCCCCTATATTTTATTTTTATGAGACATATTTTAATGTGCGATGCCTATAATACTAATCTTGAACTGCAGATTAAGTATAGCACACCTGATAATAAAGAAATCTATACTGTTGATAAGGGTTATACTCCTAAACAAGGAGATTGTATATTTCTAATGCCCGGTGTAAATATTCCCAGAATAAAACTTAAAGACTTGGCATTAAATCTTGGAGTAAAAATAGTAAGAGATCCTGAAAATGCAAACGTTGTTATTTCAGGTAAATCAACTTTAACTAAAATAACTACATCCCAATGGTCTCATACTTGTGATGAAGAGACTTTTACTAAATATATTAAAACTCTTGATTTAGATGAGTACTATCAAGATAAGTATGAAACTGCTATTAATACATTAAAACCAGAATTGATTTATACCGGCTATGGTACAATGCATAGAATAAAAAATGAAGGTTTTAATATTGGCGAAGGATACTCTGAAATAATCTATCATATTTGTGATGAGTATAAGAATATGATTGATACAATTCAGTCTCTACCTATTTATGATGAGTCAGAATTACTTGCTATGATTAATGGTGATGATGCCGTTACTATTACTCCTGAAGTATATCAGCAACTGGTTAAAATGTTTCAGAGTTCAGACCAGGATAATCACATTATGGCAATGGAAATTATGGCAAATTCTAAGTATGTAGAAAGTGCTTTATTCTTATTGCTTTTACTTGAAGAGTACTGGCAGGAAATTGGTGGTTGTCATACCAGAAACCATGTGAACTTTAAGTCTATGGTCAGTTATTTTCAAATGGAAGTTAAGAATATTAGTTCACTCAGCCCAGATAGCATTGGTCTAATACTCAAAGAGTATGGTTTACTTACTACAGAATGGTTTCATATCTTACTTCAAGAAAGAGCTGAATGGTTTGTAAGAAACATTAACATGAGTAAATTGTTTAATGTTAAAGAACTTGTTCCTACTCCAGAAGTCCAAATGGTTCTTGATCAACCATATGTGGGCTTGGTAGAATATAAAGCTGATTCTAAAGAAATTGCTTCAGTAAGCTATAGCATAATTCTTCCAGAAAGAGAAATTGAATCTGAAGAAGAGGAAAGGATTCCTGATACGCTGATTGTTACAGAAGAACTGTCAGTAGAAGAAATAGTTGATAGATTTGGTGAAATTCTAACTGAAGAACAGCAAACACTTCTTGAACAACATGCTGCACAATTTCCAGTAACTGAAGAAGAAGCAGTTGCACCAGAACCTGTATCAAATAACCATCAAATAGAAACAAATGAGTCCACTGACATTGACTGGTTCTGATGAACTAGAATTATTTTACAAGAAACCATTCTGGTTTAGCTACAGTAGCATTAATAAGCTATTGTTTTCACCAAGAATGTTTTATAGTCATTATGTGCTCAACCAAAGAGAAGATAGTACGGACGCGCACCTGGTAGCAGGGCGTGTCCTACACTGCCTTTTATTTGAGCCTGAACAATATGATAAGCACTTTATCAGCATGCCTGGTAAATTTCCTACAGATAGCCAAAGAAAAATTATTGATACTATTTTCAAATACCATTGCACAATTGGAAATGATACATTATCTTTGGATTTCTACTCAGACGAAATACTTACAGAGCTACTTACAGCTAATCTTTACCAATCACTCAAAACAGATCAGCAAAGACTTGACAAAGTCCTAACTGAAGAAAACAAATCCTACTTTGATTTCCTTAAACAAAGTCTTGATAAGACAGTAGTTGATGCTACCACTCTATCAAATTGTAGAGAATCTATCATTGAACTAAAGTCTAATCAAGCAGTAAGAGCCCTCTTACAATTGGATAAAACTCCACAGGATGTGCATATTAAAACATTTAGTGAGCATATGATTAGTATTAATCAGGAGCATTTACCATTTGGTTATAAGGGTATCTTAGACAATGTTGTGATGGATTATGACACTAAGACATTATTTATCAATGACTTAAAGACAACAGGTAAAGATATTGCTTCTTTCCCGGAATCTGTAAGTTATTATAAGTATTGGATTCAGGCTGCCATTTATCACAAGCTTGCTTGGACTAATTTTATTAAAGGATTAGCAGATGCAGCTGAGTGGAACATAGTAATTACATTTATTGTAATTGACAAGTACAACCAAGTGTATCCTTACCAAGTGAGCAAAGAAACTTTAGAAATATGGTTAGCTGACTTTGAAGATGTAGAGGATAAGATTAAATATCACTATATTAACAAAGAATACAGACTGCCATATGAATTAGCAATTGGTAATGTAAAACTGTAAATTATGAAGATAAATGCGCTTTATAGGAAATATTTCCAAAAATCTAAGATCTTTTTGTATCCGCTCTTAGGTTTAAAAAGAGGTACTAGTGTTGTCCCAAGTCATACTTATATTGCTTGGGATGGCAAATATGAACCTGAGGATATGAAACTTATTTGTTTATATCAAACAAGAAGTGATAAAGAATATATTGATTTTGAAAAAAATGTGTTGTTAAAACATAACAGATTACATGATTGTATTAAAATTAATGATGAAGAAAGTGTGTTTATTTTTGATTTTTCTGATTGTGCTAGTGATTGGGATTGTTTTTTGAATGGTAGATATAGTCAATTATCTACAAGTACTAAAAATAGAGTTTTAGATTTCTTTGAGAAAAACAGTGGAAGTTATGTATATATAACAAGTTATTTAGATCCAGTTAAATGGTTTGATAGATATGCCGAACTATTAGGTGTTGAAAAAAGTGAATTAGAAAAAGTAGGAGAACTATGTAGTAAACCAGATTTAGATAAAGAAAAACTAGTTTTTGTTGTCGCAAATTTGGAAAACATAGAAATTCTAGATTAATTTGTATAAAAATAACCAACATGGAAAAAAATATGATGCTTGTTGCCTCAGAATGGAATGGCAAACCAAGTTTTAGAACAATCCCAATGACGGCTGATTGTCCCTATGTAGAATGTATCTTTGACCCAGAGAGCAAAGTATTTGTAGTTATCTCTAAGACAAAGAGAAATACTCTACAAATGCTTCCTAAACTTGATGAGTATGGTCAGCCTATTACAGGTACCAAAGGTATGAAACAAGAAAGACATAAGCTTGAAGTATTTCAAGAGTACTATATTTCTGATGTAGAATCTATTAAAAGTTTTATCAATTTTATTGCAGTTAATGCAGATTTTGATTATCTTAGCTTTATGAATGCGTAAGCATTTGTTTTAGAGTGTAACAGCAAAAGGAAAGGTGGCAATAGCTACCTTTTTTTATGGACAAAAGGGGGAACAGCTTAACTGAACATCTATATTATGATAACTTATAAAATAAGTAAAAAATATTATTCTAGTGACTGGAATAGACAGCATTGTAACAGTAGGCATAGATGTTGGAGCGGCAAAGTTAGAACTGTAAAAGTCTTTACAAATCTTAATTGTAAATGCTGTAAAGGTGGTCACAAAGAAACATTTTATATGTGTGATGATCATATAGTAGATCTACCAAGGTTTTTACCAAAGACTACTGGTATAGAACTTAGATGGGATGATATTAATGATCCTGTATCTAATCTATTTAAGCTATGAGGACACATTACGTCATGGATTTTGAAACTTTATCCAACTGTTTCATAGCCGTGTTTGAAGCAGTAAATTCTGAAGAGCAAAGAATCTTTGTGGTTCATGAAAGTCAGAATGATCTACAAGAACTTCTAAATTTCTTGGATACTAATATTGAACAAGATGAATGGCATGTAAGTTTCAATGGTCTTGGTTTTGACAGTCAGATTACTGAACATATCCTTAGAAATGCTAGTATGCTGGCTTTTATGGATGGTGAAGAGATTGCTGAATGGATTTACAATAAGGCTCAAGATATAATTGGCAGACAGAACCGTCAAGAGTTCTTAGAGTTTAGTCCAAGAGATCTGCAGATTAACCAGGTAGATGTGTTTAAACTGAACCACTGGGATAATGCTGCTAAGAGAAGTTCACTTAAGTGGATTCAGTATACAATGGATTGGAAGAACATTATTGATATGCCTATTCATCACACTGAGACTATTGTAGCAGAACAGATCCCGGAAATTATTAGATACTGTATTAATGATGTGAAGTCTACTAAAGAGATTATGAAGCTTAGTAAAGAGCAGATTGGTCTTAGAAGAACTCTTACTGAAGAATATGGTATCAACTTATTCTCTGCATCTGAACCAAGAATTTCTAAGGAGTTATTTCTACATTTCTTAAGTCAAAAGCTTGAAGTAAAGAAATGGGATCTTAGACAAGCTAGAACTCATAGGGCCCGGATTACAGTAAAGA